GCCGGTCACAGGTGCCTTTAGTTTTGAGCCTGTGGCTCGGTTGTATTTTGCACGACCCTTCGCAGTAAGTCCACCACCAGCCTTGACCGACTGCTTTTCACCGCGTCCGACCGATAGGTTGACGCTTTTCTTTTTGGCTGGGGGCATGTCAGCACTCGTCCTCAGAAGGGAAGTCCTCTTGATACTCAAAAAACTGCTCAAGCGTCAGCATTGGCAAGCAGTCATGCTTCTCACAATATTCAAAAACCTCTTGATAGGTTCCATTTTTAGGCCACTTTTCTTTTTCCATTAAAAACCTCTCCACTTGTCCTCGTTGACAAACACATGAGCCACCGTGCTGTCATAGTGGTCGTTATTTGTAAACTCTCTGACAGTTGTGGTTTTCTTCATTCCGTTTTCAACATACTCATAAGTGGTTATTTCCTGACGAAAAACATTTTCTTTGTTCTTTGGGAGATAATTGTCGCCCAACTTATCATTCAAAGAACAAAGACCTCTCGTCGGCAAATAACATAAATGCGGCTTACTCATTAAACAAAATCCCTCTATATGGTGTTACTGGCGTTGGGTCAAATAACAGAGCTGCTCTCTGACCCATAAAAGGCGCTACATAGCCCCCATAGCCGTAATCCTTTATAGACGATTCCAAGTCTTTTTTGAAAAGGTTTCTGTCGATAACTCCTCGATTTCTTTCTGCCGACAAAGCCAAAAGTCCGGCGGGATCATCAGCCGTGTCGTAAAGGCCAGACGCCTGCCCCTGATAAACAAAGGGCGCGTCATCCATAGCTGGGTCAATTCTTGATGTGGGCAGAGTATCAGCAAACGCATAAGTTCTGTCAGGCCGGTTATACTGACTAATTGAAACCGCCTCATCTGGTGCATATCCATCACCACCGCGCCCCATTCTGGTGCCGACAAAAGATGGGTCTAACTCCAGCAACCCTCCTTGCTTAGAAAAATGGAAAAACGGCAGATCATCAACGGTCGTGCCAGCGTCAGGCGTGTTAACGCCCTTCAGATAATCAGGCATACCGCCCTGATAAGACAGGTCTATCATTTCGGGTGGCAAAAGAACCGCCTTTTGGTCTGCGTACCTTCTCTGCCCTTGAAGGTCTTGTATTTGAGCAGTGATAGCAGCCTTATCCGCGTCAGTCCTTGCAGCTTTTAGGTCTTTCATTTTAGCCGCAATTTCCATCTCAATGTCGATGTTTAGTGGGCTGTAATTAACAAAGCTGTTCTGACCCCTTGTTTCAGATGCCATAGCCATACGCGCAAGCGGTGAATACATCTGCGAGTGAACCCCAAAAGCTCTCTCCTCGCCAAGAGCGTCAAACTTGTTGCCCTCAATGCCGTGACCAGCGTAATCATGCACGGCTCTGAACATCTCGTTTGAATTAAGGCCGGTTCTGGGGTCAATCTGGTTTAGGAACTCATGCCTATCGCCACCACGAAAAACATTTAGATTTTTGTTTTGATTAAGGTCACGCAACATACCGATAGAATTGGTGCCGCCTGTTGATGTCACATAATCAAAATCGCCGGGGTGGTAAAACGTGTTAACCGGCAAACGGTCAAATTGCGCGGCCGTTTCTGCCTGCATTTGCAAATATGATTTTTGCACAAGATCATCGAAATTTTTTGCGCCGACAGTCTCCATAAGGTCTGGGAACTTCTCCCCATAGGCAGAAAAAACTTTAGATTTATACTCAGGGCTGCCTTGGACAGCTAAGTCAAAAGCGCGGCCAATCGCAGCCTGCTTGGCTATGCTCGACTGCCGACCGGCAAACCCTGTCTCGCCCTTCAACAAAGATGCGTCTAACGGCTGACCATTAACAGCCACAGATATGTCGTCGCCAAATTTTCTTGCTGAGTTTAGTTCTGGACTTTTGACGATAAAGTCGATTTCCGATTTCGACAGTGGCTCATTGCCCTTAGTCGCTGCATCACCAGTTCTTGCTGCGGCGACAGTTTTCTTCGCCTCGGCTGGGTCTGCGAGGCTTGATCTAACTGTGAGATAGGTTCCGTCGTCTTTAACGGTAAACACCGGCTCTTTGCCATCTGCCTTAATCCTTTGTATAGCGCTAGTCAGGGGCGCAGCCTCAACCTCAAAAACACTGGCAACAACATTAGCCTCATTGGCCGCAACGTCGTCACCCTTGGCCGCTGCCTTAGACGCCTCAGCTCTAAGCTCTTTAGAGTTCTTGAAGGCACTGATAGCCTTGCTCATGTTCACTGGCGTTTTTTGAAGCGCAGATATTATAGCTGCTGGAGACACGACGCCGCCAGCAATCCGCCCAACAAGCTCCTCAGTGCTATTTGTCGGGCGCTGGTAATCTACACCCAAATAATCACCAAGGTCGGCATATTTGTCGATTAGGTACTCAGAACCACCAAAGGGCTTCTCGCTACCAAGGCCAAGTGGCTGCAACGCCATATTAGCCAGATCAACAGGCGCACCGATAAGGTCAAAGGGGGAATACAGTATACCGCGTCCAATATCCGCTGCGCCGGTATAGTCAGCGGGCTGGGCCAGCAGCCCCTGCTGATATGCGCCGCGATATTGTTCCATTAAAGACCCACCTTCCGCCCAAGCAGACCGCCGCCCATCTCAAAAGCTAAGTTTCTTGACGTCTCAGGTAGGTTGTTCTGATAAGACAAGGGCAAGTCTTCGCCCATAAACTGGTTCATAGAAGATTCGTAATCGTAGCCAAAAAGCCGTTTGTAAAAGTCTTCATTAGACATTTCCAAGGGGTCAGCCAGTAATCCGTAACCAGCACCATCCCTTCCAAATCCTTGCATAAACTCGCCAAAGTCACCGTCACCAGGCTCGCCAAACATAGGGTCGTAAGGCAAGGCGTATTTGGCGGATTCCTTGATCTCGTCTGCCGTCAGATCGCCTGACACGACAAGCTCCATAATGTGTGAGCGTGCCGCCTTCGGCATTTTCAGAAAAGACGGCCCCAAGACATCATAGGCAACTTTGACCGGAGATTGGTTAAATGCGTCCTCGTTGCTCATGCCCTCAGGCCGGAACCTAGACGCGGTAACTTTTTCCATCAGACCACCCAATTCGTTTTTGGTTTCAAACTGCGATTTGAATTATACCCTCTTGAGTAGCCGCCAGCAACCGCACCCTGACCCGCGAAGGTCAGCACAAATGCGTCGGCCACGTCGGGTGATCTCTGGCCGCGACGCTTCATCTCGTCCTTGGATTCAACCTTTAACTTGCCAGTCGATAGGTATTTATACCTGATCCCAGACAATTCCGATATCAGCGTGTCGTCCTGCGGTATCTTGCAGTCACGCGCCTCAAACCACTCGCGGCAGTGCCAAAACAGCTCATCCCTCAGGCGGTTAAACTTAGCCTTCAGGCTGGCAGTCTCAGACACAGATATGCCGACGGCGGGCATGTCCAGCTCCCTAAGCCGGTCGGCCAGTCCTGCGCCAAGGCCAATGGCGTCAATGTAGATCGCCTGTGGCCGCATCTGATAAGGCACGGCGTCGTATTCCGATAGGATTATGCCCGCAAGCTCCATCAAGTCCTTATTCTGCCACGTCTTGATCGGCTCGACCAATATATTGCCCTGACGCTTGGACAGCGCCGACCTATCAGAGCCAAACCGCGCAACGTCCAATCCCCATACGACCGGCGTGGTCGGGCCTGCCTCAACGTCGCGCCTCGTCGCATCCTCAATCAGGTGCAGCGGCAAAAGCACGTCGTCCGACTGCTTTGGGAACTCACCCAAGACGCGAACAGCGAAGACGTTGCTCTCCTCGCCGTATTTTTCGCCCATCTCGCGGATAAACTTAGGGTCAACATATTCGCCCTCACTGCACGACACAGTGATGCAGTGCCACTTCTCGCGGTCGCCGTGGAAGGCGTCATAGAAGTAGCCGTCGGAGCGTGTGGGGTTACCGCACATAATGATTTTCGCGCCGGGGGTGGATAGCGCACCGCTGGCCGTCTCAAAGATTACGTTGGGTACGCCTGACGCTTCTTCGACCACAAACAGCATGTGCGGCGAGTGAAAGCCCGCGAGGGATTCGGGATTTTCGCGGCGGCTCGTTCTCGCCACTGCGAAGCTGTCGGGTGCGCCCTTGAGGCTGATCTTGTCAGCCTTGAACTCCAGCAGCTCCTTGAACGCGGGCGGCATGTTACGCGCCCAGCGGTCGATCTCCGTCCACAATACGTCCGATAGCTGGTGTGCGCTGTTCGCGGTGACGGCGACCTTGCACGGATAATGCGTCATAAGCCACCACAGCACGACCCAAGACTCGAAGGCCGTCTTCCCGACACCGTGGCCGGATTTGATGGCGACACGGTCGTGTGTGGCGATTGCGTCTAGCGCCTTTGCCTGCCACTTTTGCGGCGTGGCACCCAAGACCTCCTCGACAAACAACGTGGGGTCAGCCCTTAATGCGGCTATCGCTTCGATGGTGGCGGGGGTGGTGGTCATGCGTTAACTCCAAAGGGGGTGGGGTGGTAAGGGGTATATATTTTTATTCCCGCCCCCCGCGATATTTCGATGGGGGGGGTGGGTAACCAAAATCCGGTTAACTTTAGACATATTTTGCAGAAATGTCGCATAACGTTAATTATGCGCAACGCGTATCGTGCAAATACAATGACTTAGCTGCCTGTGGATAACTTTTTGCCCTTTTTCTTCCTGTTTGCCTGTTTTTTAGGCATATCGTTGTTAACCGAAATCTGGTTGATTTCGCGCGCGCGTAATGCTTCCGCTTGTGTGTTTTCGTTGGCTTCTACCACATCAACGTGCTTCAACTGAGCCGCGTTATTTACCTGCTGCAATAGCTCCAGATACGACCCACCAGCCTCATGCTTCACGTCAACCAACTGCCGATCACCATAGACCTTAGGCACAAGCTTAGACGACCGCCACTTGATATTATCGCAGATAGTTCTGTGTGCGCTTTCAGTGATCTGGCCTGACAGCAGCAAGCGATCCATCTCATCTAACTTGTCAGCATAGATCATGCCACGGCTTTGCATTGCCACCCGATAGTTCTCAGCGAACTCTGTGTCAGAGCAAACCCGCCGCCAGACGCTAGACCAACCCGGCATGTCTTTATCCTTGCAAACATCACGCCCTGACCTGCCTTCGGTCACGCGCTCCAAGAACTCTATCATTACGCTGTCTGGCGTTTTAGCTGACATCGTCATAATCCTCATCGTCGAAATCTACGGTCAAAACATAGCTGGTCTTCTCATCAATCAACAGCAACGCCTCACCGCAATTGCCACAAACTATCGACTGCATCTTCTCAAAAACTTTTCCCCGAGTATCCTGAAGGCAATAGTCGCACGTCACTGGCTCGTCAAAGAACCAAACCCAATGACGCTTGAACTCTAACACCTCACCCATCTGTATCCACCAGCTCACCCGCGCAGGCTAGATAGCCACAACCGTCAACATAATTGTCCTGATGATACGGATTGCCCTTCGCTCTTGCCATTTTAAGCAGCGTCATCATAACGCCAACATCAATAGCCGTGACCTTGTGGTCTAAATGCTCAGACCAATACACCGCAATAGTGTTAAAATTTTTCTCCATATCACCGTGATCCGCCGCACGGTCGACCGTCACTTTCTGTTTCGCGTCGTCTAAAACTTCAGCCCTTTTCATCATCTCTACTCATTTCGTTAACCGTTAAATTACAAACCAAGCACTCACGCTTGACCACAACCTTGTCGCTGACCAGCTTTGTCATCAGGCTCCGACATTTCGGGCATCTGTCCTGATCGAGCATACGCTGCCAGCTACCATCCCCCGCCTGAATCATTATCCCTCCCCTTACTAAACGGCACCTCAACGCTCGCTATAGGCTCGTAGCCCCGCATAAGCTCCTTTGGCCATATATCTACCCTGACACCGTTACCAACGCGCTGCACGTTCACCGTGAGCGTCCTAACGTCAATCCAAGTGGATGTGCCGAGGAGCATGTATTCCCGATCCTTCAGCACATCGTCACGCTCGTTGTCGATATCTTCCATCCGAACCCCACTCAAAACGGAATCTCGTCGTCTAAGTTAGCCGGAACCGGCTTAACGCTCTGAACCTCAGCGCCGATAAATGCGTTCTTTATAGCATCAACCACAGGTGCCTCTTTATTCAACCCCTCAATGATACGCCCTATCTCATCAACAGAATACACGACCATCTCACGATTGTCGCGCTTAACCTTTCCCGCCTCATATCCTGTCGCCGTTATCGCCAGCACCCTACCGTCAGGCATCCTGCCCTCAATGTAGTCACCGCTAAGAGGTTTCGCGCCAGCAGCTATTGCCGCCTGCTCTAACGCCGCCACACCACGCAGCGTCACCTCAACCTCATGCTCTATCGACGGATCGCATTTATCTATCGCCGCATTGAGCCGATCCATCTGCTGCTCGAACCTGTCACGCAGCTCGCCGCCAACCAACCACACCAGACGGTCTACACCCCATCGCCCCTCAACCTCCGACACGACATCGTCATACCTGTGCAACGCATCCTGCATCCGACGCATTGCTGGCTGAGTAGGCTGATAGTAAACCTTGCTAGGTTTTGGCCTCGGCCTCGTTGTCTTTTTAGTCGCCATTATCTTTTCCCTTCTGGTTATACGTCCGGCAGGTTGGTCAGGTTATATACCCTTAGGGTATATATAACCTAACCTACCGTTATACGGTTATATATATAACGGTTATATGAACCCATTTTTCATATAACCTTTTCTGATAAGTCATTGTTAATCCAGCATTTGCCCTCGTGAACAACGACCAATCCCTTGTTCTGAAGTGCCTGCCTATCGCTGC